GTGATAACAAACAGACCGTCTGAATTAGTATAAGACATAATTTAGTTCTCCTTTCTTATACCACAGAAGGCTTGGAAGCGATACGAACCATGTTCTCAGGCCGGTACAGTTTAACACCATAACGGCTCGTCGTAACATACTCGTGACGCTGCAAGTCCTTGTTATACTCGTAGTCAACTTCTGGCATCTGACGCCACGCACCAACAAAGGGAGTGACAGATGGAGCGGCTGAGAAGAACAAGTTTGCCTTACCATTGTCAGAAGAGAAGTCAACATTAGAGTTACTACGGTCTGGTAATGCACTGTCCGTAACATCCGCAAGGTAGTTGGAGCAATATACGTCAAAGCCATAGATGTTCTTAACGAACGTCATGCCTGTGGCGATACCGTCTGCAACAATACCTTCAAACCGTGGGTTATTGCTAACATTGACAAGGTTGGTAAGAGTGTTAATCGTGTACTCTACCGATGGATCAACAATCGCAATCAAAGCCTGATCGGGAACGCTAGCTCTTTTCAAAGCATGTCGTGCACGAGCAAAGTCAGCAAGAGCGATAGTACCAGCAGCAGCAGCCCAACGATGCTCTACACCGTCAAGAGATTCGTTACTGTTGGCTGAAACACCTGCGTCAGCGGCAGCAAGAGTTGTCGTTTCGAAGTGAGCCATGATAGCTCTCTCCTGCTCAGGAACAAAACTAGAGATAAGCTGTTGACTGTAGAATGCGTCCTGTTCAGCTTTCTTCGTAATGTACGTAGCAGACGACAGGTACTTGTCCACGGAGAACGTGAACTGTCCCGTGTCAAGTGGACGATACGCAACTTCTGTATCTTCCGAATAGTCGTCAACCTGAGCCTGTCCGATGGAGGGAATGTAGAACGTATCACCATCAGGGAAGCCCTCAAGCATACGCACATACCTTTGTGCCATCATCTCGTCTCTTAGAATTTCCTTAAGCTCGCCAGACCATACTTCGCCGCGAGTAAGGAGATCAGTATTACCAGTGGTCATTGCCATGATATTTCTCCTAGTTTGTCTTGTTTTTTACAAAGGACGTACTAAAGTCCAAAGCGGTTCCCTAGTCGTTTTCTATCCTCAAGTAGACTTTGTTGAACCTTAGGACTGTAGTACAGGTTTTTGTTAGTCCGTCTCAGGTTCTGGTAATAGTCCCAGTTTCTTTCCTGATTGTTGGACTGCATGTTGACGCCTTCAGTTCTGATCGTGCCGGTAATCATAGGTTGGGTATCCTTACGTTGCTCACCGATTAGCGTGAAGAAAGCTGTAGGAGACTCAGTTGCAATATCTTGAAGACGACTTACAGACATACCCAATGCCCCTGCCTTCTTCTCAATCTCAACTTTGGCCTCAGTCCCATACATCTGTTCTAGTTGCTGGTTGACAGAATCAATGTTTTGTTTAGCTGTACTCTGTCTTTCACGTTCTGTTAGCGTCTGCTCAACAAGGCTTTTAAGTGTACTCTCACTTAGGTCTGGCGTGGTATTGCCTGCTTCAGTGCCACTAGTATTATTGTTGTTGGACTGTACTTCAGTGTTTACGTTAGTGGTATCCGTAGCCCTATTCTGAAGTTGTTCGAGCAATGACTTGGCATAATCCTGTTTACCTAAGTCTTCTTTGAGTTCCTTAAGTTGGGACTCAAGAGTACTGATGTAGGTGTCAGCTTCCAGTTTACCTTTAGCTAGTACCTCAGGGTCACTCCATTGCTCTCCCTTAGTCTCTACGAGTTTGCCTAAAAATGAATCCTGTGGTTGGGTTTCAGTTTGAAAAGCTGACTCTGTGTTCTGACTACCGTCTGTGGTTTGATCGGAGTCAGTGTCAAAAACGGACATTGTTAATCCTTTTTGTTTAGATCAATTAGTTCAAGAATATCTTCAAGCACTCGGTTGTACTCGTTGACGGCGATTTGACGAAACTCCCAATTAGGTGCTCCGTAGTCCCTAACACCCTCTTTCTTTTTGTAATGAGTGTTAAGAATTTCAGTTAAAGAATCGAATGCGTTTCTATAATTAAGAACTTCTTGCTTTCTTTTCTCTTTGTCCTCAGATTTAGTTCCTCTGAACCAAACTTGTTTCATTAAATACCCATCTCTTCCTGTGTCATTAGGTTCTCTTGATTAACCGCCTCAGCATTCTGCATCTGGGTTTGAGTCTCAAGTTGCTCAGAGACAGAGATGTTTTCACCGAATAGAGACGACTCACCAAGCTCTTCAGAGATGATCTTAGCGAACTCCTTACCTGAGAGATGAGCGGCAACAGTGGGGTCAGCAGCTTTGATTTGATATAGTTGAGTGAGGTTTTGAACACGTCTAGCCCTTTCAGCAAAGTGTCTAGCGCCAACAGGTACAATTTTACCAGAAGCAATAATGTCATCCTTTGTAATGTCCCTAAAGAAAGCTACACCTGTGGCATCATCAATAACTCTAATAGTGTCACTGAAGTTCATGTACCGTCGTGCTGTCTCAAGCATGGAGTTTAGAATTGGTTCTAGGAATACTCTTTCGAAGTGTGCTGTCTTGTGTTCAAAGATACGAGACGCAGCATTCTGTAGGGACTGAACTTCGAAGGCTGTCTTTTCACCTGGGGTTCTGATACCCATAGCTTGTCTAGGTGCGCCAGCCATTTCCTCCATCTTGTTCTCTAAGGTCTGAATCTGGAGGTCAGCGTTAAGTGCTGTAGCGTCAGGCACTAGGTAGCCTACATCACCTTCTTCACCTAGATAAATTCTAGTCCCAGGTTCAAAGTCGAAGTCTTCTACGTCACCCCTGATCTTCATAACTGGGTAGGCAATCTGATCGAATACGTCAGCCTTAAGGTTCTCTAGGTGGTCAATCCTGTACTGCATACCAACTAGGTTATCTAGTGGTCCCATAGCGTATAGGTTGTCAGGTCTAGGTCTCCATCCTGCGTGGAAGATAGGAGCATGTCCAAGCCAAGATGAGTTTTCTTCGTTAGTCAGAATGTAAGCTCTATCGACTACTGTAATGATACGGTCTACTTGGAGTTCATCGTTTTGGTAATCAAAGATATCGCCATAGAAAGTTAGGATTTCTACATAGTCAGATTCGTAGTAGTGCTGGATAGATGAGAAACCGTCAGCAACGTATCCTTCTGATTTGTTGAAGGTAGCGTCTGAACCTCTTACTGCGGCTCTAGCGTAAAGCATTTTATCTAGGATAGCCTGCATACTTCCTTTAGATGGGTCATCCTTAATCATTCTTTTGATTTCACCTAAGGTTTTAATTGTCTTAATAATCTTAGGTGCTTTAAGGAAATCTGATGCAGACGGATTAAAGCAAATGTCGTAAGGTGAAATACGAACTACCTTAGGACCAACGTACTGAGAAATGTAATCTCCGTCTTCTTTAATCTTGTATCTGTCTTCCCACTGTACTGTAGCAAAGCAATTACCGTATTGAATGTAGTCGTAGATTAGATCAGAAGCTGTGTTAACAAAATCAGATTGTCTAACTTTGTTTTCCATGTACGCTTGAATGGTATCTCTTTTAGCTTTGATATTTGAATCAATAGACGAAGCCTCAAACCTCATCCACTTCTGCTGAGGAAACAAAGAAGCAAAGTAGTTAGCATGAAGGTTGTCCATAAGCTGTGTTAGCTTAGGGGTTGTAGTAGTGTTAGACCAAGGAAGCATAGCGTTGCCTGTGGTCTTAGTGTCAGTTGCGTAGAGGTAGTTACGCAGTTCTTTCCACTCTTCGATTTTTGTATTACGAAGGGTATCCCACTCACGCCACCTGTTAGCAATCTCAACAGCTAAAACCTCAGGTTCAACAATGTTTTCAATGTCAATAGTTTCACCAGCCATTAGGCAGCACCTCTGAATCTGTTATTAGCCCAAACAATGTTGCTTCTATTTTTTCTGTTTAAGCTAGTCGATGGTTTAATAGCCATATCAATACATGAAGCTAATGCGTCGATTACGTCATCGTGTGGTGGGTTCCTACTAGATAGCTCTTCTTCTAGTATTTGAATGTTGCCACCTTTGTAATGCCAAATTTGTAAGTTGTCGTATCTAGGTTCAAGAGTAGATGAGATACGTTCTTGCTTACTGCCATGAGACTTACTGGGTCTGAACTCATCAATGCTGAGAGACAGGCCGTGATCTTTAATCATGTCTTTTAGTTGTTTGACGATAGCTGATTGAGCTACTGTGACTTCAGCCCTGATCTTACGGAAGGACCACTTAGCATGTAGATTAAGTATGTGTTCGAAGTAGTCTGAAATTCTTTCGGTTCTGAATCTGTCTATGTCAATAACGTAGCAGTTATTTTCTCCGTCTACACCTACAACTACAATAGCTGTGTAATCAGCCTTACGATTTAAACTAAATGCAAAGTCAACTGCTGCAAATACATTTATTCTACGATCTCTATAGTACCAGTAACCGTTATCTCTTGTCAAGAACTTTCTTTCAAAGTACTGAAACTTTTCTCTTCTGACTGGTACATTGTCAGGATCAGTTGGGTCATTGTAGTATTGAGCTTTGAATTGGCTCTTGTCTAAGTACTGACCTCTTTTCTTAGCTAAGACCTGACGATCAAAACCAAACCACTTTCCATCTTTACGCTTTTGTTTAGGCCAAAGAAACTCACCATTGCCTTCGCCACTATCTTCAACTGCTTTCTCGTAGACTTCATAGATTGGTATTGAACCATCTAAGTCTCCGTTGTCGTCGTAAGTATCCTCTTGCATTTGCATTAGGTCGTTGTACAAATCCTTGGGGTGATACCTAGTACCTACTACCCACTCCCTAGAGTTAGCTCCTTCGATGGATGACAACAAAGAGTATTGACTTTTAACTCTGTCTCGGCCTTCGTTTGTGTAGGCATTCTCGTAGACTACGGCATCATCAAGCACTGCGATATCACAATGCAAACCTGTTAAGCTAGTAGTTAGGCCACCTGTAAAGACGGAAGGATCACGGATGTTCTCTTCTTTTCTTAGTGGGTGGTCTAAGCAAATCTCAGATGTCGTCCAACGGGTGCGCTTACCTTCTTCTCTATGGACGTGTTCAGGCCAGTATCTCTGATATGTATCAGATGTAAGGATACCTTTGATGAACGACAACTGTTTCTCAGCTAGGTTTGCTGTAGCTGAAATGTATAGAATCCTAAGTGTTGGGTCTTTAGTTAGTTCCCATGCTGCCCTGAATGCGACTAGCCTAGACTTACCGTGGTCACGAGGAAAGAGTAGAAGCTGATGTGACTTATTGTCTTGTCTAGTCCACCAGTTAATTACATCCTCATGGCAAATACCTAGCATCTGCTCAGGTGCCACCAACCTAATAAACACAGAAAGGTCAGCCTCAGCAGCTAATCTTACGTCGTCTAAAGATGGTTTTTTAGTTTGCATAGTACTCTTTAAACTGGTTGTTTCTTAGTTTCAAAGAAAGGGTACTCATTGCAGTCAGCGTACCAAGAAGTTATTTCTTTTGCCTCAAGTTTGTAGTTCATCATCTGGTGTACTATTTCGTATGGAGGACACTCAGTAACTTCTGTTGCGTTTGTGTCATAAGAACCATCAGGTAGAGTGACGATTATAACAAACAAGAGTTTACTTAGTGTCATTAAGTCCATGAGTGTATCCTTTAACTACTAGTGCTAGGGTGTCTGCCATTGTGCATGTGTGACAGTTTGTCTACATGAGACTTAAGGCCTGCTATGTCAGCTTGTATTGTAGCCATTTCTCTGTGACGACGTTCCATTGTAGCTGGGTCCATCATACTTGAAATAATAGAAAGCCTTTGATGTTGAGTTTCTACCTTAGTTTCCATAGTGTCTAAGCGTTTGTCTAGGCTTCTGAGTCGTTTCTCTAAGTCAGTTAGTGTTTCTAGGATAGCTTTAATTTGCATCTTACCTACGGCTGCTGCACCCGCTACACTAAAGAGTATGCCGCCCAAGGTTACAATTAGCCGTACATCAATCGCACCTTCCATAGATAAACATCCTTTGTATTGAGGTTAGCCACCTCCTGCTGTGATAGCATCGGTGATCGGCGTCATGTCTTCAGTAGTCCAAAAGTCCCAATCAACTACGATCTTGAGGTGTCCTACGTTTCTTTCTAAGATTGTTTCGTCGTCTGTGTAGTCATCAGGGGAGGNTACGACAGCGTTGATTAGATTTACTGAGTCCATTGCTGCGGAGTAATGTTGAGCAATTTGTTCAGGTGTTAGTTCTTCTGGCATATTAAGTTACCTTTGGTGTTGAAGCTTTAGCTGCTGCAATAGTGTCAGCCCAAGTTGTTGTTCCGTTTATTGAGTCTTTGTACTGCATGTCCATTTGGTCTCCAATAGATGGATACGCTGCAATCCTTCGTTCTAACCAATCTGCTTGTTTGGCAACATCAGTTTCCATGTCCATGTAGATGACATTGCGAACGTCTGAGTTGAACTTTTCTCGGTTAAACGTGACTGTCTTTTCTGATTCATAGAAGGTCAGAACTTCTATGCAGAAATAAGTTTCTTCGTCTGCTGTTAGTGAATCAAAATCTTGTTGGAAACTAACTGACGCTTCTGCTGGAATGTTTTTGGCGTTGTCAACATAACCCCAGTTTTCACCTGTTTTGAACGCGTGGATGGTTTTCATCATGTTGCACCCCAGATCATGTAATTAAGCCACGCACCTGCCGTAAACAAATACCAACTTGAGCTGCCAGACGTGGTCACGCCCATCCATTGGTTCCATCTAATAGCTTGCCCGCTGCCGCCGCCGCTTCTTTGGCTTGCGCGAATGCCAACATTGGTTTGGTCCATCCCCCAAAATTCAACTTCCCACAAGTGATTAAAGTCTGCCGGTGAATTTGCCCCATAATAAAGAGCAGACGTAGCTGGACTGTATGCGCCGGTATCAGAAGTATATAAATTACCCGTTGATGAAGCTCCCTGTCGCCACCATCTCCCGTGTTGTGTACTTACTCCACTATTTGATGAACCGCTTGTTGATAAATGGGCAGCCTCTTTTATTGCAGCGTTTGTACCGTCATCATTTACAGCCCAAAACTTTACATGTTTGTACCCGCTAATGTCTATATATGAGCCATTTGCTTTAGATGTACCAGATTCAATGACGGTCCACGAAGCACCACCTCCACCAGCAGCTTCCCAACCAGCCTCGCCACTAGCATCGACCGTAAGCACATAGTCTTCGGTAGCTGTGCTGTCTTTAATAATAAAGTTTAGGCCCGGTACTCTAAATTTAGTAATAGACGTATTACCTAACGTGATTTCGTTAGATACTGTAGCAGAACTAGCTGCGGCAGCATTTCCCAAAAGTGTATTGTTGCTGCCTGTGGTCGTTGTGTAGCCTGCGTCTGGGCCAACAAACACATTGCTGGCACCTGTGGTAACTGAACCTCCTGCTTCTTTGCCAAATGCAGCGTTGTTACTGGGTGTTGTAGCTCCGTCTAACGCGCCTTGACCGAATACTGTATTGCCACTACCTGTT